AACATAACTCAACAACTTATAAATTACTTTTTTTAAATAGGTACATATACAATGGCATTTCCAACAGACCAAACCACTTCTCGCTTAGGCCAAGTCAACGCGACAGGTGATGATCGTTCCTTATTCCTCAAGCTTTACGCAGGGGAAGTATTAACAGCGTATGAAGAGAAGAACGTCTTCATGCCCTTACACCGCACTCGTACTATTTCTAATGGTAAGTCTGCATCATTCCCCTTAACTGGCACTGGTTCTGCAAAGTATCACACTGCTGGTACATTGATTCAAGCTGATGCAATTAAGCACGGTGAACGTATCGTGACCGTTGATGATTTGTTAATCAGCACACAATTCATTGCCAAGATTGACGAAGCAATGAACCACTATGACGTGCGTTCTATCTACTCTAAGGAGTCAGGTAACGCATTAGCTAATGTGTCTGATCGCAACATTGCTCGTATCATTGCTAAAGCAGCTACAATCACTACTTCTTCTTTAGCAGCTACAGCGTTTGGCGCTTCTTTTGCAGATGAGGTTTACACTGCTAACTTCAACATTGGTACGACTACTGCACATGCTTTAGACGGTGCTAAGATTGTCGCTGCTATCTATGCGGCTCTTGAAGAGTTCGATAAGAAAGATGTAGGCGGTGATAAGGTTTGTGTACTACCACCTGCCCAATACTACGCGCTATTGAACGTGCCTAGTGTTGCTAACGCTGCATGGTTGAACCGTGATGTTGGCGGTGAAGGTTCCGTAGCTTCAGGCGTGGTTCCTCAAGTTGGTGGCGTGAAGATTATGATGAGTAATCATCTACCTTCTACTAACCAATCTTCTGCTTCTGGTGACGTTGAGCCAATCACAAGTACACGTACTGCCGCATACCGTGGTAACTACACTGCTTTGCGTGGCTTGATCTTCAGCCAAGACGCTGCCGCAACTGTGAAGCTTTTGGACTTAGGTGTTGAGTCTGAGTATCAGATTGATCGTCAAGGTACATTGATGGTTGCTAAGTACGCTATGGGTCATAACATCCTACGCCCTGCTTGCGCCATTTCTTTGAACGCTGTGTAACTCGTTCTAGTTCTACTCTAAAGGGTGGAGGGATTAATTTCTCTCTGCCCTTTTTTTTCTTTTATTGAAGGAAAACTAATGAATCCAACAACCAAGCTAGAAGCGGTTAATACATTGTTGGCTACTATTGGTGAATCTCCTGTTAACTCCTTAACTTCTGGTTTAATTGAAGCCAGCCTTGCAGAACAGACTTTAGATAACGTAAGTCGTGATATGCAATCAATGGGGTGGACGTTTAACACAGACTTAACATTTAAGTTAACACCTGACGCTAATAGCGAGATTACCCTACCAGCTAATTGTATTCACGTGGACACTACATCACTACGTATGTCCTCTACCACAGACTTAGTACAGCGTGGCTCACGTATGTACGACCGTATTAAAAACACCTATGTAATAGCAGAAACTATTGAAGTAGACATAGTTGTCCTACTGTCCTTTGAAGAGATGCCTGAGACAGCTAGACGTTATGTAACTATAAAAGCTGCACGTATTCTTCAAGACCGTGTACTAGGCTCAGAGATATTACACAGCTTTAATGCTGTTGATGAGCAATCCGCATGGACTTCACTCACACACAACGAATCAGATGTTAGAGACTTAAATATCTTTGACAGTGCTGACACATATTCAATTATAAACCGAAGAAGAGGTTAACCGAATGTCTTTAATCTCAGGTTCTATTCCAAATCTATTGAATGGGGTATCCCAACAACCTGCAAGCCTACGTCACGCAAGCCAAGCCGAAGTACAAGAGAACGGCTTATCTTCTGTAACACGTGGTCTTGAGAAACGACCCTGTACTGAACACGTAGCTAAGTTAGCTAACGTAGCCAACGCAGCAAATGTATTCTTACACCCTATTAAATACTCCACCACTGAGGACTACACAGCAGTCTTTAGTTCCGCAGGGGTCAAGGTGTTTAATCAGGCTGGCACAGCACTTGTGGTTAATGATGCAGACGGTAACGCTATTACTTCGCTCCCAACATACCTAACTGGTATAACTGATTTTGAAACATCAATCAGTGCGGTATCAGTAGGTGACACTACTTTTGTAGTAAACAAGGCTAAGACTGTAGCACTGGACACCTACTTACCTACTGCACGTCCTCACGAAGCTATGTTCTACATTAGACAGGCTGACTACGGACTGACTTACACAATTACAGTGGGCAGTGCCACAGCTACATACACTACACCAGATGGTTCCTCATCTTCACACTCTGCACAGATTGGCACAGATTACATTGCTACTCAGCTATTCAACAACTTATCTATTTCTTCTCCGTTTGTTAAAGAAAAGATAGGGTCAGTAATCTACGTTAAGAACACCAGTGCTGACTTCACAATCACATCTAGTGATGGTGCTGGCGACAGATTCCTATACTCGTTCAAAGGTCAGACTATTGACTTCAAGAACCTACCCCGTAAAGGTAAGGTAGGCTTTAGAATTAAGGTAGCAGGTAGTAACGAGAAGAAACAAGATGACCATTATGTACATCTAACTCAAGGTGATAACACCAACAATGAGTTGATCTGGAAAGAGACTGTAGGCGGTTATGCAATAGATGGGTCAGCCCTAAAGAATCGTATAAACAAGCTTACAATGCCCCACCAGTTACGTAAGGAAACTAACGGCACATTCACCTTCTCACCCCTTTCTTGGGACGATAGAGAAGCAGGGGATGAGGACACTAACCCTGTACCTTCTTTTGTAGGCTTCAAGATCAATGACATCTTCTTCCATCGTAACCGTTTAGGTTTCCTTGCAGATGAGAATGTTATCTTCAGTGAAGCAGGAGAGTTCTATAACTTCTTCCCTAAGACTGTATTAACTATTCTTGACTCTAATCCGATAGACGTGGCTGTATCGAACAACCAAATCTCTATCCTAAAACACGCAATACCCTTTAACGAATCCCTATTGATCTTCTCTGACTTGACGCAGTTCATGTTGACAGCCTCAGAACTATTAACACCTGACACAGTACACATTGACGTATCTACTAACTTTGAGGCAAACCTCACTGCTAAACCAGTAGGCGCAGGTCGCTATGTGTTCTTTGGGTTTTCTAAAGGTAAGTGGTCGGGTGTCCGTGAGTATTACGTAGAGCAAGCTTCAGAAACCAACGATGCTGCCGATGTATCTGCCCATGTGCCTAACTATTTAGACGGTACGATTAGAGGCTTATCAGCGTCATCAAATGAAGATATGTTGTTAGTGCTAACGGAAGATAAGCCTAACTCAGTCTTTGTGTATCGCTATTATTGGCGTGGTGAAGAGAAGCTACAGAGTGCTTGGTCAGAATGGAAGTTTACAGGCAAGGTATGTTCAGCAGCCTTTAACGGCTCAACAATCAAGCTTGTCATGGAATACTCAGATGGGGTCTATTTAGAAAACCTCAGTCTGGCTAGTGATGCTGCAAGTCCTGATATGGTTTATACCACAAGCCTAACTAACTACGGTGGTGGAGCCTTGCTATTAGACAGGCGTTATAAAGTCACTGGCTCGTCACTACCATACTCAGACAGCAACACACTGTTTGTGAACACCACAGGAAGTTTAAGAACTCAGGCAGAAGCCATAGCAGACGTAGCCGCAAATTCAAATACGGTTATCTATGCAGGTGTGCCTTACCTCTTTAAGTACCAATTTAGTGAGCAAGTCTTAAAGCAAGACAACAAAGCGGTCACTACTAACAAACTTCAGATTCGTAATTTCCATATCGTATATAACGACACAGCTTACTTTAAAGTTGAAAGCACACCCAAAGCTAGGGCTGTTCAAACGCATGAGTTTAACGGCAGAATTGTAGGCTCACTTAGTAACATTCTAGGGCAAGCCAACCTTGCTTCAGGAAGCTTTAGGCTGTCTGTTAACACTAGCTCTAAGTATGCCCAGATCGTGATTGTTTCAGACAGTTACCTACCCTGTGTACTTCAGAGTGCTGAGTACGAAGGATTCTTAACTCAAAGAACATCAAGGATTTAATAACAATGGCCCATTATCGTGATTCCGTTCAGGAAGACGTGTTTGAGCTTGCTGCAAAAATGCGACAAGCAGACGTTAAAGAGGTACTAGCATCTAACGGTTCTAGCCCTCTTGAAGCTCTACAAAAAGGCTTTGAAGCGTCTAAACCTCAATCCATCATATATAAAGGTGAACTAATCGGAATGTTCGGGTGCGCCCACATTGATGATCTGATTGGCTCACCTTGGATGCTAGGTTCTGACAAGATTCCTAAGATCAAGAAAGACCTACTTACACAGTCAGTGGAATGGGTTAAAGAAACAAATAAACAATACCCTCTACTTGTTAACTATGTAGATGCTAAAAACAAAGTCAGTATTGCATGGCTCAATCATATTGGGTTTTCATTCGTACAACTGATACCTAAGTTTGGCGTAGGGGGTATACCTTTCTACGAGTTCGTGAGGATTAATCATAATGTGTGAAGCAAGTACAATTTTATCAGCCATGACTTCCATAGTTGCCGCAGGTGAGCAACAGGAACAAGCCAAGGCTAACGAGCGTAACGCTAACGCTTCCTATTTAAACGATGCTCGACAACTTAACTTAAGGCAACGCCAAGAAGAAGAAGCAGAGTCCCAAAGAGGGCAAGAAGCTGACATTCAATCAATGAGAGATATGTCCAAAGCTAAAGTAGCTGCTGGCGAATCTGGTGTAGCTGGGTTATCAGTCGATGCCCTTATGTCTGACATTCTAAGACAAAACCTATTTGATGATACTAAGGCTGACAGTAATCTTTCAGCAACTAAGGCACAAATAAAACAAGAGAAAGAAGGTGCTAAAACGAGGCGGCAGTCCCGTATTAACGAAGTACCTTACCCCAGTATGGTTGGTACAGCTTTAAGTATTGGCGGTAACGCTTACGAAAGCAATCCAAGTTATTTTAAGAATTTAAAGAATCCATTTAAAAAGACTATAAAGGGCGTAACTGGCCCCAAGTAAAAAGGAATTAGAGCCGTGGCTACTAAACGAGTACAGACCCCAAGACAACAACCCAATCAGGTGCGCCTACAACCCCAAGCTTCAGTAGTTGATACCTTTGTACGACCTGCACGTAACGACCAGATCAGTAAGGCTTTAGATAGCGTTACAGGTAATGTAAAGCGTGTAGAGGTCAAAGAAGAACGTAGGCTTGATATGATTCAAGCTAGTAAGAAACAGTCAGCACAAAACACGTTCAACATAGGATACAAAGCTTTAATAGATCAAGAACAGTTTGCAAGGATGAGTCCTGAGCAGATTACAGAAACACCAGAGTATCAAAAGTTATTTCAGACCTCTTTAGATATGGTAGATGACGAAGACCTAAAAGGTATTCTAAATACTTCTATGTCTTCTACAGCGTTTGCTACCAACAACGTAACCAGCCAGAAATGGGCTAGGAAAGACCTACATAATGCAGGTGCAGGGTTTGCTAGAGATACCCTTGATATGTTCGTAACAGAGACTTCGGACGGTTACAGGTTTGACGGTGACAAGGTGGTATTTGAGCCAGACGGTTTGACAAAGGAACTGCGTGACTCAGAAGTTATAGACCTACTCCCCTCTCGTATTAAGCAGATTGAATCTGTTCTCAAAGAGAAGTACGGATACAGCAACACCGACCTACAAAACTATTGGCTACAAGAGCAAGAAAGGCGAGGTGTTCAGTTTGAAGACACACTGATTGGGGATTATCTTCTTGCGGCTGGTAATGGTGGCCCTGATTACCGTAACAAAGTAATAGCTCTTAACGAAAAGGCTAAGAACGCCAAGCTACGTTCAGACACTATTAAAAATGTTGATGCCCTAATGAGTTACCAAAGTTCAGCATCTACAGGTCAGTTTTCTATTGAGCAAGACTTAGCTGCCAGACTAGATATGGAAGAGGGTATTTTAAGTGTTGACGCTTATTTATCAATCCACCGTACAAACAATAATGCCATTGCAAACCTTGCAGCACAAGATAGAAAAGCAACTGCATTGCAACAGTCGGTAGCCTTGAATTTATCAGGACAATCTACATTAAACTCAGGTACTTACCTAGACCACAACAATAAAGAAGTGACTATTTCAAAGCAGGATATTGACCGCGCAACTCAGGAGTATATCAACAACACGACACAAGCAGGTGGTGGAACTCCTGAAGAAATACTAG